TGCCGATTGATCTTGATTTAGCCATTGCCATCGCGGCACGACGAACCGAAATTGAGCATGAAACGTCCGAACAACTGATGGAGCTAACCAACGGCGCGGTTGAAAAGGTAACGCAGCGTCAACGCATCATCGGGTGGGCAAATAATCTCGGGTCAAACCTTTCTGGTACCAAAAAACACGAAGTGGCGGAAGCGCTGGAAAACCCGGAGTTACATCCAGACGTGCGCAACGTGCTGGAAATTTTGCAAGAAAGCGGCGGCAGCGCTCCGACCAAGGCGCAGGCGTTGCTAAACCGGCACGTCAATGGCTGGTACAAGGACGCCACGCGATACTTTGGCGCGCGGTCCGGACGTGGCACATCCGAAGGCGCTAATATGTTCAACATCGCGAAGCCGTCAGAAAGGGAGTATGACATCAATGAAGTTATTCGCGGGCTGAAAGCAGGTTTCAAATATGACAATATCGCCCTCACAGACGCGCTGCGCGGTTGCATTGTCGCGCCACGCGGTTACGCCGTCATCGATAATGATCTATCAAACGCTGAACTTCGTCTTGCCTTGTGGCAGTCTGGTGACCGCGAACGGTTGGGTGTTCTCGCCGCTGGCGGGGACCTTTACATGCATAATGCTATCACCATGTGGAACTTGCCGGTGTCGGCAACCAAAGACACTCATCCAACCGAACGCTTCAACGGAAAAACCACCACCTTAGGCGGCAACTACCAACTGGGGTGGAAAACCTACAAAGCGCATATGCGGAAAATCGGAAAACCTGTTTCCGATATTAAGGCGCAGGACGATATCAAGAATTATCGCCGTGCTAACCCGTTGTTAACCGCGCTATGGGAGCAATTGAAAACCGCATTTTACAATTGCCTGTACGAACCGCCCGGACGGTATTTTTTCGCTGGCAAAATCGCTTTGATTAAAGACGGTACCACAATCTGGATGACGCTGCCAAGCGGTCGCAGCATCCCGCATTATTCCTGCTTTGTCGGACAAGACGGCAACATGGGTTTTTTCCGCGCCAAGTTCGGCGCAATGTTACCGCAAAAAGTTTTTGGCGGCAGTTTGTTGGAGATTTCTTGTCAGGCCATGACGCGGGATGTCATAACGGTTTGTGAAACGGATATCGAAAACGAAATGCCCGATACCGTCTTGCTTTTGGATGTATACGACTCTATAGTAGCTCTGGCACCGGTCGAAGTGGCAAAACAACGTGAGGAACAGATGCGCGCAATCATGCGACGGCAACGAAGCTGGACCGAAGGGTTACCGCTGGACGCGGAAGGGTACAGCGCACCGAGAATGAAAAAATGAAAAACGTCGGTTTGTGTGCTCATTGCGGATGCGAAGTTTGGCTTCCTGATGCTTTACACAAAGCTGCAGCAGAAGGAGCGCCTAACATTAGCTTCTATTGTGGATACGGGCACGTAATGGCGTTTTCCAAAGGCGAAACGGAAGAAACCAAACTGCGCAGGGAGCGTGATCGATTAGCGCAACGCATCGCAGAAAAAGACGATGAAATTAAACATCAACTACGATTGTTAAATGCTGCGGAAAGGAGAGTAACGGCAGCACGCGGGCAAGTTACAAAAATTAAGAACCGTGTTGGTCGTGGTGTTTGCCCGTGTTGCAACCGAACTTTTGAAAATTTGCACCGACACGTGTCAAGCCAGCATCCGACGTTTACCTCGGAAGCTGCCGAATGATCGGACAGCGTTTCGGACTGGTAACCATTCTGGAACGCGACCACACGCCAAGCACGTTGCTAGGCAGCATCAGGTACAAAGTTAAATGCGAATGCGGTACCACCTATTGGCTTCGTGGTAACAATCTGAAACGAGAACCACCGGTAACGCATCTGCGTTGCAGACGCGAACAACAAAAGGAAATTTGATTATGCTTGAAGATACTTCGACCGAAGTTGTTGCCGCTCCCGCCAAGAAGCCGCCGCGCAAACCGCGACCGAGTGAGATCGCGGCCAAGGCTGCGAAGAAGGCCAAACCGAAGAAAGCCATCAAGAAAACAGTTGGCAGGCCATTCCTCTATCCTGACATGACGTTGGTCCGCATGCCCAAGGGCACCCTGAAGCGCGTTCACGCCGCCTGCAAAACTGACGAAGGTCAGGGCGATTTCATGCGCGCCGCCATCATGACTGAATTGAAGCGCCGTCGGAAATAGCTACTTGAAGAAGCTACCTAAGATGCCGCTGAACAGGCTGCCCAAGCCGCTGCCAAAGCTGTTTCCGGCAGCGGCGGTCTGACTTGCGAGCCCGCCATACAGCGAACCGACCGCCCGCGCGCCCTGCGCGTAGGTGCCAGCCTGACCGAGCCCGGCATTTTCGCCTAGCGCTTCCTGCCCATACAAATTGCTGAACGATTGCTGGCGCTGGTTGAAATCTTGCTGCTGGCCGCTTTCGGTGGCTTGGAACTGTGATAGCAGGTCCTGATTGGCAATGCCTTCGGCGATGCCAGTTTGTGCCCGGAGATTGGCCCCGGACAGTAGACCGCCCCGGGCGGCTGCGCTGTTGTCCTGTGCCGAACGCGCCGTGTCCATCAGATATTGCGCACCTTCGGACGTGTTATAGTTCTTGGCGAAGTCCTGAAAATCGGTCGGGTTGCCGGAAGCGTTGATCCGGCCCAAACCGATGCTGTTCGAACCCGCTCCCGAGCCCGTCAGTGTGCTGTTAATAGGATCGATGTAGTTCATGCCAGAGAAGTTGTAGGGGGCCAGCAGGCCCGCGCCTTGGTCCGTGATCTGCCCTACGGCGCTGACGCCCGCTTGCGTACTGGCGAGGCTGCTGAGGCCGCCGAACAGCCCCCCAAGGGCTGAGCCGAGACCGGAAAAAAGGTCGTCTGCCATTTTAGTTGACCTGTATACAGTTCAATGGTAGACGCCAGCATAGCATGAAGAAATCTAGAAAAACAGCGGTTGTGTCGGGCCGGGTGAGTCTCAACCTTGCCAATAGGCTCGACTGGTTGGTGAGAAATCATGGTGAGGTCGAAAGCCGCGCGGAAGCCGTCAAAGCCGCCATCGTCCCATGGATCGAAGCGCGTGAAGCGGAATGCGCCGCGCAAGGGCTCGCCCCTCCGGTTGCCTAGCGAGAATGAAATTCACATGCACGCCTGCCAATGGCTACGAAAAGAGATTAGCGGGCTGCTGATCTTTCACGTCCCGAACGGTGGGCACCGGCATATTGCGGTAGCGAAAAAACTGCAACGCATGGGCGTGCTGCCCGGCGTGGCGGATTTTCTTTGTTTCACGCCATCGCGCAAAATCGCCATCGAACTGAAAGATCAAGACGGTGACCAATCCAAGGATCAGGAAAAATTTGAAAAACGCTGGCGGTCACTAGGTGGTGAGTATCATCTTTGCCGAACGCTGGAAAACTTTAAAAGTCTGGTTACCGGAATTATGTTGTTTAATTGAAAAAGGTGCGCCAATGAAAATCATTGTTTGGGGTTCGATTGGCATCGCCGCTTTAATGGCTCTCATTTTGGCTGGAATGATAGTCATGTCGGGCGATGCGTCGTTTTTGCATAACTGGCGATACTAAACAATTACCACCCAAGCCCCGGCAACCTTGACGTAAATATGCGTGGCCGCCGAAGTCTTGGCGTACCAGTCGCCGTCCTGACCTAGCCCAGCGCCGGGCGCACCGGTCCCGTTCAGCACGCGCGCACGCGCGTTCAGATTGTTAACCGCCAGCGTGTTTATGCTGGTTTGTGATTGAAGCGAAGTTATGTTAATATTAGCGGTAGCAATCGCGCTGGTGTTCGCCGCTATGTTAACTGTGTTGGACGCAATTTCTATCGAATGCAGGTTGACGGTAGAGACAAGCGCGTCGTAACCCGGTATAAGTGACGGATCAATGCCGCCACCCCCGCTGTTGATGATCGAGGTTAAATCAATGAGCCACTTGTTAAACGCGGGATCGTTGACCGCCAAAGGGGGCGGGGGCGGCACTCTGCTGAGAACGGGTGTTACCATGTATCGCCCCGGTGAAATCGTGGTGGCTGGACCTGACTATGATATTGTAGCGGAACCGGACAACAATGGAAAGTTGCGTTGTGTTGTGCGCATGCGGTAGAGAGCAGAACGACAACGGTGGAATATGCAAACTGGGAGCGACACATTTTGTAGAACCGTGGGTGAAACGGTTTTCGCCGGAAACTGTCCCGGTCGCATCGTATCCGTGGGAGCAAACACTTTCACCCTTGAATGGTCAGACGGAGACTTTCCCGTGGTCTATCCCAACGATACCGAACAAGTAAGAAAACGCTGGCCTTGGGAGGTTTAGCTCCCGTTGCTAATTTGCAGAAAAAATTCGTCAACTTCGAACGGCGCGGCAGTGTTGTTATAAGTCAATCGTATTTGCCTACGACGAGCGCTTCCCATTGCGCGAGCAATCGCGCGGCGAACGCCGGGTTCAGGCCATGTGATGGTGCGCAACCCCTTGTAAACGGTACCGTCTTCGGTCCAGTCCAGTTCAAACGTCCCGGCATCCGGCCCCATGTAACTTGTAACATCCGCGCTGTTGATGACGTGGCGATTGTCTTCGTTGCCAAGCCACATCGTCTGAATACTACGTTCCAGTACACCAGCCGGTTCGCTTGCAGTTGCCAAGTTGACCATGCAGATTTCTCCGGTAACCAGTCCAATATAAGTCACGCCGATGTCGTGCTCTAAAGCGCAACGTCCGACATGATCGGAACGTCCGTTGGTTTGACGATAGCACCATGACATGGTGGACAACGCGACTTCAATTGACCAATCATTTTCGCTGGTGAGCACATAAAACTCGTCACCACCTTGCGCGTACATATACGCAGTTAAGTTCGTTATGACGGTTTGCTGCAATAACAAGTCAACCCATCCCGGCGATATCGCTTGACCATTTTGCCCTTTGCCGAGCCAGATACGGCGGTCAGTGCCAACCCACATCACCATGCCATGCAAGCTGGCAAGGGTGCGGCGGGCAGCCAAGCCGACTTCGATCAACGAATTGGTGAACGCGACGAAGGCAAAATCAGCGTTGCCGCCCTGCGCGTACCACATCTCGACTGATCGCGTGCCGAACGGCCAAAAAGTACGGCCAAGCGTTACCACATCAAGCACGGCGTCGGCGCGGGCTTCCGCTGTGGCGAACGAATTGGGTTGCACCGTGGCCGGTGCCAGTGGATCGGACGAATACATTTTGTCAGACTGGTTGGCGTAGGTATTGGACGCCCCTGCCCATACTGTGATGTTATCCAGTTCACAGACCGCAGATGGATCGAAGTTGATCGATGTTTGAAACCCGGTGAACACCACGCCACCACCGAGAGTTGCCGTGTACGCCGAACCCATACCACCGTTAGCGGTACCGTTTGAAGCAATGCATAGCGCGGTGCGATCTTCTACCAACCGAATGATTGGCGTGGTGCCGTCAACCGTAACGGTACCTTGCAAGACTGGAAAACCAGTGTCTATGCCGCTATAAATCTGTCCGTTTTCGTGCGCGCTCCAGATAGAACCGACTGCATGGCATAGCGCGATGCACGGAGATGCAACCGGCAGACAAATTTGAGTTAATCCGGGCGAACCGACCAGACGCACCCGCCCCAACCGCTGTTCCTCACCTTTGCGTGGTACTACGCGGCAGTTGACCAGTTTTGCCGCGCCAAGGTCTTGGTTGAGCGGATCGGCAAACGAACCCAGTACGTCCATTACAGGCATGTCAGGCCAACCCAAAAACCAACGCGGTTATGATATAGAGCAAGAAGAACCAAAGATTTCCGGTAGTGACCACGATGATGGTTGGACCCAGTATCAAAGCCCAGCACAGTAGCGCGAAACCGTAGTCGGGGTACATTCAATGTCCAGACCTGAACGGATTGAACAGCCAGACAAGAAACAAGAAAAACGCACCCATTCCACACAGCCCAGTAATGATTACTACGGGCCAGAAAATGTCACCAACAGTTACCGCGTGGCTCATGATTGCACCTTCAATTTTCACGACCGCACCATTCGCATCCATTGCTGACCCCGTGCCCAATCGCGCCAACGCCGATCAACGGCTTCGCTGTCCTGCAATACAACGCCAACGTCTTGCGGGTTGCGCCCATAGGTGCCCATGATACGCCGCCCCAGCATCAGCGTTACGTCATGAATGCCTTCCGGCGGCAGTCCTACTTCATTGGTGCCCGCCGTAATTGCGGCGATGCGACCGCCATATTCGATCAACAGCGGCGTTGCGTTGGCCGGGGGCTGCCACGCGGTCACGCGGATCGATCCATCGATCTGGCGTTCTTGGTGCCATTTAGTGATGATCGCCGGAAACGTGGTGCGTACCACATCAGAGTAAGACGCCTGCCGGGTTTCGCGGTTGACCGTCGGTCCGATGTCGTTGCACCAAATGGCCTTGACGGCTACCGCGTCCACATTAACAAATTTTCCGGTACCGATTTCAAATGTGTAGATCGAACCGGATACGCCAGCCGGAACGGTTGCAGTCACCCGGTTCATGAGATATTGCGCGCAACCGTCCATGTGATCACTGCGCAGCATCGTATCCAGCACCTTGACATTGTTAGTGATGTCAACGGTCGTCGGGGTTTCAGTTTGGTCAACGATACCGAAAAGGTGCAGCGCTTCCGTGATGACTTCTGCGGCAATTGTCATACTGTCAATTCACTAAGGCCAGCGGTTGAAGGTAGTGGGTCATAAATAGCGACGGACTGGAGGGCAGTGTTTACCCCCGCGCCAGCATCAATGACAACCGCTATCAAATCAACAGCCGAGTGTGCGCCAGCAATGGCAGGGCTGCCATTCACGGCAGCATCGAACCTCGCATCAGTAACCGTGATCGCCGCTATGTTGATAGCACCGTCACCACCACTGACCGTCGCCGTTGTATTGTGGTCTAGCGGGCCTGACCATTCGAACGCATGGCCTACGGACCCTTGCGCGGGTGCCTGTAGATCAAATTCCAGAGCGTCAGAGCCGTCAGCGGCAATTTTGACAAATGGAAAATGAGTTTGTTGGGTTGATGTGATCTGTTTCATCTTTATGATGACTGTAGCACCCGCTACCACCTTGGTACGCGCACCGCCAATCAAAGCAGGCGGATGGTCATGTTCAACATAGCCGTCCGCAGTCAATCGCGCTGGATCGTATTCAGTTGTATCCCATCCCGCACTTGTATTTGGGTCGGCCCCAAGCAAAGTATCGACGGTCACTACGCCATCAGTCTCAGTCCATGCGCGGTTGCCGACTAGGTCAATAAAAATCTTCGCATCGGAAGGAACCCATTCTGGTGGCCCTCCCCCGCCTCCACCAGCTACTTCAAGGACCGGCCGTAAACCGCTCTGCCCGCCACCGCGCGCAAAACCCTTGGCAACTTTAACCACGCCATCAGGCGCACGTTGATACGGCGGAATAATCTTCGGTGCCTTAGCTGATTTAAGCAAGCCGCTGCTAAAAGCGTTCGGGCCTTTGTAGTTGGTCATGCCTAGATGCCTTTCACAACCGACCATGGCGGTACCGTCTCGCCTTGTATCGCAGCTTCTGGTTCGGGCGGGAACGATGTGCGGACTGAATTGCTAGGAACGTAAGTTCCGTCATAACTTGCCGGGTTGATGGTTACCAGCGTTGCGCGGTCCTGATTTTGGTTCAGCGAATTGGCGTAGTTGGAAAAGTTCGCGGTACCGCGCATGATGCTGCCAACCGGTGGCGTGAGCAACGCCTGCAACCGTTCCTTATCGCTGGGAGCAGCCTTCGGCGCGTTGGCGTAGGCCAAGGGCGTGTTGGCGGCGACTGAATGGTAGGTGGACGCGGAAAAGATGTTGTCCAGCATCCAGCGGGCCGGGAGCGGTTCTGGCGGGGGTTCTATCGAACGATCGGGAAAGGCTTGAAAGTCATACACGGCGGGCCATGGATCAAGGCATGGCGTCACGGGCCGTCCGCTGGCGCGAGTGCAAACCAGCAAACCGGTCAGGCGTTCACGGGCTAGTGTTTTAATGTTGACACGAGCACCGCACCGGGAACATGCGCCCCAAGTGTTGAACCGTCCGAACTTGGGTTTCTGCTCTGGCATGCCGGGGGCTCACAGGGGCCTATAATTTGATCCGGGTCAAATCCTATCGGTTCCGCGATGCCAGCACAATACCATAGACCAGCGTCGAAAAGTACAACAAAAGTCGTGCCTTCCGGATGCAGAGCCCAAAAATATGACATCAAAAGAACCCCGCTGTATGTCAGCTACCGGACGTTGGAATGTTGCATAAGCTTAAAACAGTGATTTGGCAAGTTACGTCTTGACAGATATCAACCAATAAATTTACGGTAGCGATATCGTAAACTTAACGGGAGATTAGGAGCTACCATGAGCATACTAAACGGAAATGGAACTTGTGAACCGTGGAAAATGCCTTGGGAATTAACCTCGGCTACCATTAATGAAGTCGCGCAACCGATGGATGTTGCAACCGCCGCGCTGAACGTCGATACCACTTACCAAGCGCTCGCACCGCGCAATCCCAAGCTTATCAAGGAAATTTCCGCGCATTTGGACATGGCGCTGTTCGGTAGGCTGCACGTCGCGCGCCGAACCAATGGTGCGCTGTTTGTCGTGAATGGCCGCCATCGCTTTGAAGGCGCACGCAACGCAGGCAAAATCTGGCTGCCGTGCGACGTGTATGATATCGCGGACCGCCGCGGGGAAATCGAGATTTTCATTTCGCTGAACACACGCATCCGGAAAGTGCCGCAGGGAATGCTGTTCATGGCGGAAGTCGCCGCCGGGCAGCAAGACGCCGTGATGCTGAACCGGCTGGTGCAGGAAGCTGGCTTGGCGATTGTGGATGGCAACAGCAAACGACAGGAGTTTACGGTACCAAAACTGTCCTGCATCGCCGCGCTGAAATCGCTATACGGCCACGGTACTAAGAGCTACGCGCGCCGCGCGGCCCCCATCGAGCATTGGCAGTTGCGCGAAGCGCTGGATATCATCGCGGACATTGCACCACCGAATGTCGAAGTAACCGAGCACATGGTTTTGGGCATGACGTGGCTAATCCAGAACCATCCGGCCATTCGTGTGCAAACGGATCGGCTGCATAGGATCGGCTGGCGCAAACTGGATGCCGCCGCCCGTTCCGTAGGACCGCGCCCGATAGCAAAAGACGCCGGGCTGGCGCTGTTGGCGGTGATCGATTGGAAGCGCCCCAAGGGCGCGCGACTGTCGCCTGAAGCACAGTGATGAATGGATATTGCCAATGACAGAAGCCCCCGGTTTTTATGCCGGGGGTTTTTAGTTTCGGGAGGAACTGTTATGCGTTATCTGCGCCCGGGCTACCGTAGACGCATCTCCAATCAACGATGGAAGCCGAGCAGCGGAACCACAAGGCAGCGAGGCTGGCCTGATTGCTCCAATTGCTGTCTTCGCGCATTTCGACACCGGAGCGTTCCCAAAACGTAAAGCCCTCGCCATTGTCCATGTTCTGAATGCTGGTCTGAATGAACCAGTTATCCTTGTCGGTGAGGTACGGCGTTTCGGTGACTTCCGGCAGCGCACCGGTCGCGCGTAGCACGTTGATGTTGTTGGTTTGTGAGTTCCATTGCAGCGGCGAGCCGAGAATGCGCCGGGTTTCCGGGCCGCTTTCCGGTGACAGGATGACCTGCTTAGGCAGCGTGTTGATAATGAAGCCGCGACCGGTGCGGGTGTAACCAATCTGGATCACGGCGTTTTCGAAAGCCAGTTCGGAAACGTTGGCCGATACCAGCAGGTTGGATTGCAAGCCGGAAGCGGTGGGATGTGAAGCCGAAAGCAGCGGTACGCCATCGGCGCGTAAGCCGTTCACCACGTCAACAGCAACCTGAAGCGGCGCGTGTGCGATGTATTCTTCGGTCTGCCGCGCGCTGTAGGCCAATTCCTTCATCATGCGCGACATGACATCTTCGTACAGATTGTCATCCTTGGCTTCGCGCGATACCGCAACGGCAAGGCCGTAGCTGGCGTGGGTCACCTGAGTGCGGTAGCCTTCGTTCGGGAAATCGAACTGCACCGGCTCAAGTTCGGGCTGCTGCGTTGCAAGCCCAAGGCCCGCCCGTTCAACCATAAATTCCTCAAAAGCTTTTTCTGAGGGTTTGGTGTCAAAAAAGGCCGGGTAAATCGGCGCTAGTCGTTCGTAGTCCATTCCGAATAGCGCATAGAGGCCGGGCCAGTATTGCGACGGCTGAAGACTGCGATCTATAACGATCAAGGCATTATTCCTTCTAGTTACCGGCCATGAAACAAGCCCGACAAAACAATATTACCGTACTCTACTCTATTGCGCAAATCAGCATTTTAATGTAATTCTTCAAATACTTTTCAGAGTATCACACGATGGCATTTAAGAATTTAGAAACTGAACGTGAATATCAAAAGCGGTATCGCGAAGAAAATAAAAATGAACTACTAGCGGACGCTAGGGAACGCAGTAAAATTTATTACGAAGAAAACAGAGAACGTAAGCTGGCTACGCAAAAAACTGTTCGCGACATGAACCCTGAAAAGTTCAGGGACCGAACGCGAAAGTCAAGATTAAAACATTCCGCCCGTGTGATGGTAAGCGATGCTAAAAACAGAGCCGTTAGGAAAAAAGTACCTTTCGAACTTACTAATGAAGACGTGAAGAAATTGCAGGCAGTTATAGATATCGGTGTTTGTCAAATTTCAGGGCTGTCCTTCGCGACCGGAGTACGGTTTAGAGACCCCCGGTCACCTTCAATTGACCGCATCAAACCAGAACTTGGCTACGTGCCGGGGAACGTTCGAATAGTGTTATGGGCGGTAAACGTCGGAATGGCTACTTGGGGTTTTGACGAGTATTTTGCGGTTGCTCGTGCTATTGTTGACAAAGTGTCTACAAAACCTTAGAGCATTGGCCCATGACATTCGTCAGCCCCGAGCTAAAAATCGACCTGAAGGCCCCGGAGAAGATCGAAAATCTTGCTGAGAAGCTGGACGAAAACCAGCAACGCGACATCGCAACCAACGTTCTGGAACTGGTTGGTATCGACAAGAACAGCATGAGCGACTGGCTTGGCAAGGCGAAAGGCTATCTTGACAGCATCGATAGCGATATCAACGAAAGCGCTCCGAAAGACAGCGCCAATGCCGGTAGCGGCAACGATCAGCCGCCCTCGACAGCATTGACGCTTTCGGCAGTCATCCAGTTCACCGCCCGCATCACCAGTGCGCTACTGTCCGAACCGGACTTGGCGCGTGCATCCGAACCCGGCGGTGAAGCATTGGCGTCATGGATGTCATCGCAGTTGCGCACCGTTGACCCGGACTGGGTGACCGATACCGATCCGCTGGTGTTGCACATGGCGGTGACCGGCTTGGGTTGGCGCAAGCGCTGGTTTGACGAGCATGTTGGCGAGTACCGCAGCACGTGGTTGCCGGTCGAGGAAGTCATCGTCAATGCCAACGTCAAATCGCTGGAACGCGCGCCGCGCGTCACGCACGATATCAAGAAATATCCTTATGAAATTCTGCGTTCAATCCAGTTAGGGCACTGGATCGATTACCAACCGCGCTTTGATGATATTGATCCACAGGAGCTTCAGGAATTTTATGAAGTTGACATGTGGCTGGACATGGATGGCGATGGTTATGACGAACCTTGGACGCTGACGGTATCGCGCGAAGACACGCCTTGCGTGGTCAAATGCACGCCACGCTGGTCCGCCAAGACAGTCATTGATACCAAGGAAATGCTGATCTTTCGCCCGTCACGGCGCTACTATGCCTACAAGATGATACCCGACCCGAAGGGCTCGTTCTTTCCGCGCGGGTTCGGCTGGCTACTCAACCGGATCGAGAAATCCGCTGATAGCCTGCTGGCGTCGATTGACGACACCGCAAAATCTTCGGCGCAGAATGGTGGCATTGCTTCCATCGGCGGTATCGGTGTTCCCGACAAGATCGAACTGAACAACGACACGTTAACCACTATTCCAACGGACGGACAGAAGATTGGCGACGTGCTTTCGCTGTTTCCCGCCAAGCAAGTCAGTCCCGGCATGATTGGCACGTTGGACAAGGTTCTGACGTTGGGTGACCGCTTGGCGGGCACCTTGAACCTGCTGGAAAATGCCCCGGCATCGATGACGGCCACGCTGGCGAAAGGCATTCTCGACAACGGCGCGCAAGTTCAGAACGCGGTGCATCGTCGTCTTGTCGGCAGCATCACGGAAGAACTACGCGCCTTCGCTGCGATGGCGAACGCCAGCGGTCACATCCCGCAAGGGATCGACGGTAACTCGCCTATCGAAGTGACCGCTGATCCGAACATGGCAACCGAAATGCACCGTGGCGTGATCGCACAAGCCTACCACGACATGCTGAAGTTTCCGATGGTGTTCAACCCGTTCGAAGTCGGCAAGCGCTACGCGCAGACAATGCGCTTCCCCGATCCGGAAAAGCTGATGGCCCCGCCGATGCCGAAACCGCAAGCGACACCACAAGAGCAATCCGAGTTCATGCTCAACACGGAGAAAGAAAAGACCGCTCGCATGAAAGTGCAGGCCGATGCCGTGCTGAAAGTAGCGCAAGGCATGCAGGCGCTGGCCGAGACAGCGGCGATCACCGGCAACCTTGACGGCATGCGAAATTATATTCTACAACTCGAACAAGCTGTGGGGCAGATGAGCAATGCAGATAGTGTCGGAAGCGGAAGCCCGGGAATGGCTCAACCACCCGTTGACCCTGCAACTCAAGTCGCAAGTGGCGTTCAAGCAGGAACGGCTAATAATGGAATTGCTGGGGGGCAGCCCGGCCAACCCAATCCGGCAGGGGGAGGGCAAGTGTTACCGCTGGCTGCTAACCCTGCTCAACTTGCCGCCAGCTAGTTTGATATCGGAAATCAGGGAGAATAAATCTTGAGCGTCTATGGCTTCGACATACCCCATGAAGCGGGCGAACCGTGCCGCGATATTATTGCCATCCAATTGCCGTACCCACCGAGCAAAGTCCGCAGTTTGTGGATACCGGATATCGCACGGGACTACGGTCAGCATGGCGTGCAATGCGGCGTCATCCGCCAGATGGGACCGCTGGCTTTCCAGTACAAGGATGGCAACGGCGTAGCCCGGCAGGAAGCCAAGATTGGCGACTGGGTTCTGATCCGCTGGGGCGCGGGCACTATGTTTCAGGCTGGCAAGGGCATCCTGAACGCCGTCGGCGGCTGGCGCTATCTGTCCAGTTTCAACGACGTCATCAAGATCATTCCGGCTGCCGCGATGCCCAAACCCGAAACACTGGAATGGACGGACGAAGGGGTGATCGATGGGGTAGCACCTGACACAGAAGGCGCTATCGCTGATAACGTCGGCGTGCGCGAACGCACCGTGTATCCGGCGCGAAATTAGGAGCTAAAAATTATGCAATACCAGAAAAAACACACCGTTGTGGACGCTGTACAAGTGCCGCTACCAAAAGAATACCCTGAATGGGTGGCGCAAGCACACGCGTCCGGTCACCTGTGGGCACTTCAAGATGGCAGCGTGCGGGTCAAAACAAACCACGGTACAGCAATGGCAAAGCTAGGTGATTGGATCATACGAAACGCATCAGGCGAAGTGTACCCATGCAACGCTGCGATTTTCGATGCATCTTATGAACCCGCCAAGGAACCGCAAGCATGACCGACATGGCAACGCTGATGCGCAACCAGTTGAACGCATCCCTGACCAACCAGTTGAACGCGGCGGTGCAGGCGGGCGATATCGCCGCCGCGCATGCTGCCACCAAGAGCATCGCAGAACTAGCCGCCGCGTCCGTACCGCAGCAGGTCGCAGCGGCGGCAGGGCCGAAGTTCAGCAACGACGACATTCGCAAAACCATGCAAACCAAAGCGCCGTGGTTTGGTACCGATCCGCGCCGGTCCGCGAAAGCAGTCGAGTTTGCCAAGAACATGGAACCGAGCGCATTTGAAACCGTCGAAAAATTTTCCGATGCGCTTATCAAGGCGGTAGACGACGAGTTCAAACCGGCAGCCGCCGAACCTGAGCCAGAAGACGAAGAGGACGAACCCGAAGCCGAACCAGTCGCACGCAAGAAAACCGATGCGCCAACCGGCGATACCGGGCGGTCCGCTTCGCGCGGTGGTTCGTCCGGGCCGTGGGGCAAACTGTCCGATGCGCCAAAGGATGTTTCCGATAACATCAAGCGGCAAGCCGACAAGTTCACACGCACCAAGGAAGCGCGCGACAAATTCATTGTGACCGCATTGGGCAGTGCTTATGCGGATCACCAGCGCAAGGCGGGAGCCAAGAAATGAACGTCAACCCGAACCCGAGCCCGTTTGGCGGTCTCGCGCCGAACCTCATTCCGAACCCGCCCGCCGACATGCCGGAAGCACCCGGCGCGGGTGACGCGATGGTGTCGCTGTCGCCGTTCAGCAAGCCGCAGGACGTTGACAGCATCATTGCGTCCCTCACGCTAGACCGCCCATTGACGCTGTACATCCCAAACCGGGAGAAGTATCCGAACTACCAATTCCGGATCATCAACGACACGCCGCAGGAAATGGCGGAAGCGCAGCGCAAGGGCTGGATGCCGGTTGACGATCAAGAGCTAATCAAGTTGTTTCAGGACAAGGTTTCCGGTATCGACAAAACCGGCAAGATCACCCGCCCGCTGCTGATGGCGCGGTCAAAGCAAATCGGAGAAATTGTTGCCAAGCGTTACCGGCAAATGCTACACGATCTTTATCAGGGCATGGACCCGGCCAAGAAACAGTTCAACAGCAAATACGTCAACATCAAGCCAACGGTGTCCAGCGGCGATACCGCTGGCGCGTTCAGCTTCGCAAAAATCAAGGTATGAGACACCAACCGCTTATTGAACGGTTGACGGAACAACTAGGCGGCAACCGGGAAATGGCGCTGTCGATCTTGCGCGATAGAGGCCATGTCGAGCGCAACTCCGAACGGTTGACCGCTGAAGGGCTGCACCGTGAAATGCTGGGACCGGCGGGCCGCGCGATTGATCGCGCCATGAAATCCAGCGGACGGCTGGCGCGTGATTATGTGTACGACCAACGAACCAACCGCGCCACGCTGAAAAAGAAATGATCGCCCCCGACGCAAAACCACGACGACATGATCCGCCATACAAGCGAATTGACATTGCGCACATAGGCCGCAAAGCTGTCATCACGGCAGAAGAACTGGCGCAATCCGGTGGCCGCGAACCCGATCCGGCGGCTTATCGGTATGATGCCGTGCTACGCACGTATTTGCTAAAAGATGGATAATGACATATACGGTAGCTAAGCGAGGCATCACAAGTCGGCGCATTAGGTTAAACCCGTGGATGCGCATTCCAAACGACGGTGAGATAGTCCGGTCATACTGCTGTTGCGAACCTAGACGACGGTTGGTCTGCGCTCACTGCTGAGGGCCAGTCGCGATGCCTCGCTACTTGTCGCCTTGTAACGCATAGTCGTTCACGCCAAAACTGTTGACCACGGCGTCCAGTTGATCCGGTGATCGCCCTAACTCTGCGCGTATCTTTTCCTTTGGCGTCATGAACAACCGGTTAAGCTCGTCGCGACGGCACGCGCCCGAACCCCATTTGTATTTCGAACATTCTTCCTGCAACATTTTGTCTTGCGGCATCCGAACCGAACCGTTCAGCCACATCATGAATTTGAAATGCAGTTCTGCGCGCTTGTTGCCGAACTGCACGGCGTTAGCCGCGCCGCTGCCGAAGTTAATCGCTACTACCCGATCAGCTTGGTTGCGCATGCGCAAACGGCAGGCGTCAACCAGTCCCTTACCCAACCCTCCCGTGTCAATAACGATAACGTCCATTTGAAAACGTCTAAACTGTTGCACCAGCCAATCGGCTTGTACGTTCTGATCTTTGGATTTGATGGCCCCCCAAATTCGTTTACCAATAACCTGCCCTTCGCGGTCACAGCACCATGTAGCATCACTGCCGTCGCCGCCGGGATCAACTGAAATGATTTTTAGCGCACCGTGAGTTGGTTCGATCTTGGACAGCATCGCCTGTTGCACCAGCGACGCCGGAAAGAAGTCCATCGTGCTATCGGTCATAAAACATTCGGCGTAGGTGGCCGGAAATTCCTGCCGCGTTAGCCGATGGATCATATCGGGCTGACCGCCGTTCATTACGGCAAGCGCATAGTTTTCACGCCAGTACCAATAGAGTTGCGCCAGCGTCAGACTGTGCATCTTGCCGTAGTCGGCAAATTCACGTGGCGGCTGCCAGTCCGCCGACGGCGTGAACACATATTCCGGCATCGTGGCCCAAGGCAGGAAATGCAGCCGCCACATTCCCTTATTGCCGTCGCGGTGCGCCTGCTCGCACATGTCAAAAAACATACCGCTCGCGCCGTTGCCGGTGCTTTCCATGACAATTTCAGTACCGGGAATGTCGAGCACGGTTTTCATCAGGCCGGAAGACAAGTCTTCACTGTTGTCAAAAAAGCCTGCTTCCGACATGTGCAACAAATGCGTGTCGTCCGACCGACCAACATCGCCGCCTTCCGCAGACGACACCTTGTAAACCGATTGCAACCGGTCAAAAATCAATTCACGGGCGTTCGAAGCGCTGATGGACGGCTGCAATTGCGGTGGCAGCCCGTTGTAAAATTCCTTCACCTCACGGTGCAGGTTGGTCGCGCTGTCCGTTCGGTGCGCCACGACATGGGCGCGAACACCGCGTCCGGTAGCGGTGCGATGAAAGAACCGCGAACCGATGTAGGTACTGACACCCATGCGCCGGGCTTTGGGTACCAGCGCGCGAATACGACCGTGCTCTTTCAATTCTTCGGCAAAGCGCTGGTCCAGCACGGTCTGCGCTCTGTTGAGCACGAACAGCTTGCGCTGCCCACCTTCACGCGGACGTATTTTCAAGTATTTTTCGCGGTACCAGACAAAATCGCGCAAGCGATCAGATATTGAAACTTCCCAAGGAAATCGGAAATTCATCCATGTGGCCCGCCGTGGTAACGACCGAGCGGGCTTACTTTAAAGGGGCGTTGACGACCACCCCGCCTGTACCGCTCTTGACCACCTGCACGCCGTTTTCAGTGCTGTTGATGATCGGAATTTGGATACCCTGCGAATTGGCAAAACCGTGGATCAACGTCGAAACCGCCACGGCGATCATCGAAACAATCGGCGTGATATCACCCAGCGGGTTGCCCTTGGCAACGGAATAACCGATAACGGACGCGCCAGCGGCGCTGATCGCGTTGTTGACCATTGAGCCAATCGGCCCAGCGAACAATCCAACCAAAAATTGCCAGTTCATTTTAAGCCTTGCTCCTGTGATGCGTGTAGTGTATACACTTTTTTGATGTCGCACGGTAACACAACGCAAAGGGGCTAACAATGCACACCAGTTTTGAAGGCAAAATCTACCGAATGGGTAAAGACGGCAAACCGATGTGGGAGCGCCCGCGCACCCCGCGCGAAGCCGGAACGTCCCGCATCCTGACCGCCTTGGTAATTGCGGCGATAGCGACGACGGTACCGCTTGCTGTCGTGCTGGGGATTTTGCTGGCTAGGATGTAGGCTGAAACCCGAGCCAAGGGTACTGCGCCAGCAGGATCGATCCAGCCGGGTTGATGAAATTCAGCCCGCCACCAACGCCAAAGCCGGTATCGGCGTTCACGGCGTTGGCGAGTGCTGCGCTGACTGATGGACTGCCACTCGTTGCTGTGCCAAGGGCGCTAGGAGCGGCAGCCGTGGCCGGTGAGGGGCTGAACCCCGCGAACCCCGTGTTGATGCCGGGAGACACGCCAGCCACGCCAGTAGGGCTTGGGCTGAAACCCTGAAAACCGATATTGACGCCGGTCTGACCGAAGTTTTCGCCAAATTCTCCCGCTAGGTTGCCGAAGTTGTTGGCTGGCTGCGAGTTAGCCAGATTGGCATGCGCCTGATTGGACGCCTGCGAAGCCAGCCCTTCCGCCACCGTCGGCCCGAACGTTGCGTTGTTAACCGAGGTTGACGTGGTAGTTACACCCTTACCGGGCAGACCTTCAGCAGTCATGTAACCTAGATTGATAGCTTCCTGATTAATTTGGGCCAGTGTGGCAGCATCTTCTTCTGCCGTTGGTTCTGACGACACCGCGTTGTCTGCGGTGGCAGCCGCCAAGCTGGCTTGTTGCGCGTTCAACCCTGCTGCCAGATTACCATAGCCCGTTGCAACTGCCGCCGTGGCAGGCGAGGCGGGAGTGCCGATGTTCTCCCCAAGCGTACCCAAAGCCGCGCTGACAGAGTTACCAAGGGACGCCTGCGCCGCCGGACCAAACCCTAAGCCATTCGATGGACTGAGCCCCATGGCCGCCGCAGACGGTCCTATGCCTGCGATGTTACCAAAGCTCGCGTCACCGGGATCGGAGATGCCGGTGTTGCCAAAACCGCCCGGCGCGCCAAAACCGCCGAAGCCGCCGATGCCGCCAATCGAGCCCGCCGCTGGCGCATTGCCGATGCCAAGCCCGCCAATCGAGCCAAAGCCGCCAAGGCCCTCGCCGATGCCCTCGCCAACGCCATTAAGCCCGGACACGCTGCCGAACCCGCCGGGAACACCCACGCCGATACCGCCAAAATCACTCAGGCTGCCGAAGTCACCAAGCGCTACGCCCGTAGTGGCAGCCGCAGCCGCGTCGGCGTCCGATAACGATGCGTTGTCACCGAAACCGCCGACATCACCAACGCTGAAGCCGCCGCTATCGCTAGAACCGCTGTTGTCACTTACGCCGCCGTCGCCAACGCCGCCATTCGAGCCGTCGCCGCCGCCACCGCCGTCACCGCCGCCATCACCACCCATTACGCCACCCCATGCACTTTTTGGTCTGCGAAAGGATCGTAGTTGATCGGCGGATACCATGCACCGCTGAACAGCGCGGGTTGCCTAAAAATCGGAACCCGCTGCACATGACCGCTATCGATGAACCCATGATTTGGGTAGCTGTGCCCCCATGTCAGTCCGCTAACCGTTCCGTGTTTTCGAGCCAATGCGTCTAGGAACTGGTATGGCTTGTTATTCTCCATATATTTGCCGTTTTCGAAAACTCCGAAATCCACAGCAACACCGTAACCATGACAACCGACAACACGAAGCTGAGTAGCGTGTTTGGTAAAAAGATAGCTTTGGCGCGTTTGCGAACGATACGTTTCGAGCACACGCAAATCATGACCGCCCGCTTTTGCGTCTGCCAGCATGCCGTCAACAGCCATGCGAGTACCAGGTTCGAGCAAGGCCATATCCTTGCAAATCTGATCTGAGCCGAACGCTTCCGAATTGCGGATGACGGTATCGTAAAAGGACGGCATCATCCAACTGCTGCGAGATAGTCGTTGAACAGCGCCGGGGTCGCCGCAACATAAGCAGCACCGTTCCATAACCGCAACGTGCCCTCCGCTGAGTAGCTTGGCGTAGCTGGCTGGAACCACATCGTTGTCGCTTGGTTGGCAACCGGCTGTGTAGCCGATACCGACACATTGATAAGACCGGACCGCCGAAGAATGTCAACGATGACATCCAGTCCGGGAATTTCAGCTTTCTGAACGCCGCCGGTTACGGCACGCGCCAGCGCAATGAAGTCAGTCGTGGGTGCGTAGCTCATCTGTGTCGTTCCTCATGCCGTTCTGAAATAAAGATACATGGACACGCCCAATGTGCCAACACCAGACAACCCAACCGAAACCCAAGTTTGACCATTAGGAACGGGCACGCCGCTCTCGCCAAACGATTGCGCGCCGTTGGCGACGAACGATGACCCGTAGTCACCGGTCCCACCGCCGCGTATAATGGCGTATGTCCCGATACCGCCCGCGCCTGCCACAGTTGTGTTGGCCCACGCCGGGTTGGCCCCCGTACCATTGGTTTTCAAGAACTGCCCGGAAACGCCCGGTGCCAGCGCCACCCATGCGGTAGCGTTGCGGTACAGGATGCTGCCTTGCACGCCACCAAACAAAGCGTCCAGCCCGGCGGAAGTCACGGAAGGGTTTTGGAAAGTTGGTGCCGCTGCGCCGTTCGAAGTCAACACCTGACCGGCAGCGCCTGCGCCCGAGTTGGTCCAAGCCGCACCGCGCACAAGCACACCGCCAGCGGTTGCGCCAAATGCAGCGTCCACCTTAGCTGAGTTCAGCACGTAGGCAGCCGCAGCACTCACCCATGACGGGTTAGCCGCCACGCCGCCGGTTTGCAGAAGTTGCCCGGCAGCACCGGGTGCGAGCACCGTCCATACTGTCGCATTGCGGTAAAGAATATCGCCTTGCACGTTACCGATAGCGTCCAGCCCTTCGCTGACAACTGCGGAAGAACTGGCCCATGACGGATTAGCAGCCGCGCCACCGGATTGAAGAAGTTGCCCGTTCGTGCCCGGTGCCAGAACCGCCCAGTTGCCAGCATCGCGGTAAATGATATCGCCTTGTGCGGTACCAAGCACGTCCAGAAAATCACTGATTTGGCTGTACGACGTTCCCGGCAGTGGATCGGCGGGCCACGACCCGGCAGCCTTCGGGCCATAGATGCCGCCCGGCGCATCCGTGCGCAAAGCGATGTCGCCATTGTTGCCAACCAAATCGGAAGGCGCACCGGTCACGAGCCAGATGGCGAGCCCGGACGCGCCAAGACTGACTGACAAAAATGTGTAGAACAGCCCCGGCGTGGCCGGAACGTACATCGTGCCGTTCCACAGATACAGTACGCCTTCGGCGGCGTAGTCCGGGACGGCAGGCTTGAACCATGCAGTAGTTGCTTGGTTGACGACAGGCGGCGAACCGGAAATAACAAGGTTGAGAATGCCAGCGCGACCAAGCGCGGCAACGACAAAATCAAGCCCCGGCATTTCGGCTTTTTCAACGCCGCCAGTTGTCGCGCGCCATAGTCCTACAAAGTCTGTTAAAAAATTGTAAGCCATTACAGCGCTTTTTCGTCCTCGGCGGTGTAGAGCGTATTGATGGTAACTGGAACCAGCATGCCAGATGACTGCAATCCGAGTTCAAGCACTGGGTCACCCGAAGCCGCCGTTACGGGTACCGGGATGATGTACTCAGAAAGCAGGCCAACCGCGATCAAACGTGACGGTTGAACGTCTGCGAGCGGTGCGCCTTCGGACAGCAAGCCGAGCGGCAGAACCGTGTCGCCGACAATAACGGTACCGGGACCATCACCGTTTTCGGGCCACCCGGTCCAAGTCTTCGGCCCCCATATGATAGGCTGCATGCCGTAATTGGGGTAGCCAGCCCATTGCAGGAAGTAGTCGCCGACCACGCCGATTTCATTGTTCAGCCCATTCGGTCCGAACCATTTCAACGTGGTCTGGTAGGTAACCGGAACAACCCAGAGATAATGGCCCCAGTCGTCTAGCCCGTTGATATCGCGCTTTTCGAAAAGTTGAAATGTGACATTATCGATGTACAAGTCACCGACAACGCCAGCTTGCGGCACGGGAGGGCCGAACCCGCGCAAGATCGGGCCAAACTGTTTTGCCATGAACGGAATGCTGGTACCGGGGAGCCCCGTGTCGAAACCACTCATGGCGAAACCCCGTTTCGAGATACTTGCAGCGCCATGGCTAAACCGGTACCGTCCATGTTGTTGATGTTCAAAATGCGCAACCGCACCCATCCATCACGATTGGCATTCATCCCTTTCGCGACAATTGTGTTTTGATAGTTGTCAATCGGCCATGCTTCCGCATCCGACTGACCGCCAATGGTTTTCATTTCCAGTATTAACTGCATTTCCGGCGCGGACCCCGGCTGTTTTGTTACCACCGAAGACGCCGAGTTGACAAAAGTAAGTAACGCGCGACAGACGTTCACCGCGATCCAGTCGCCTTTATTGATGGGTAGCCAGCCGGTAGCGCCGCCAATTTGATCGGCGTACACTTCATCGAACTGCACGCTGATCCGGCTGTCAGAGCCACCGGGACGGAAGAACATTGCAAACCTACTTTCGCTTGCCACCCTTACTGAAAGCGTTGGTACCACGCATGGCGACCCCGCTACCGTCGCCAGCGCCGTGGTTGGACTTCGCGAGACGGCGGTTGCCGTTCGAAACGTCCGCTACCGCACTTGGGTAGTGCTTCAGCTTGCCCTTCGGCATGCCGCTGCGACCACCGTAATTGGTGCAGTTTTCACTGATGCTGTCCCCAGCGCTGTTGCCGAAACCGTTAACCCCGCGATAGTTGGTCATTTGCGCTTTTTCCTTTTCGAGCCGGAATGCTGTTCGCGAGTATAGTTGAAGCCCCCGGGCGGAACAAGCCGGACTTCCGCGCCAGAAAATAGGTGGCTTTCGCCTGATCCGGGTTAATTTTTGGCAGCTTTTTCGGCTTCATTAGTCAACCCGCCTGTGTTTACGGTTTTCCTCAATTGACATGGACACCGCGCTAACCTGTTCCTGCAACCGGTCAAACCCAGCGTGCATTTCCTGTTTCAAGTCATCATGAGCATCGCGCACGTCGCGTTTAAATTCGTCGGTTGCCTTGTTGTAGTCTTCGCGCCGCATGTACAGTTGCAAGGTTTCAGCCGTGACCGCCCGCGTTTTCATCGCTTCCAGTTCGATGTTGTGTATTCGGTCACTGATATTAGCGGTAACGTTACCAATATTTACCGATTGCAATTCGATGCTGGCTCGCAATTCATTCTTGACGGAACTAAGCCCCTCATGATGTGACGTTGCGCTGCCCCATATCATTTTCAAAAGCACCACGAACAGCCCGATGGTTTGGGCAGCCATGCCGCAAAGAATACCAACTTCAGTTAGCGTCACGATAAACGTACCCAGTACCAGTGAAACCCATGTAAACGCGACCGTAGTTGTTTAAGTCGCCCGTGATGAAAGACGGGTTATCGTAAATCCCCATCGGGTAACCGTCGCCCATGCTTGTCCAAGTTGGCGTAGCTTGATCTGCATCATCAGAGCGCCAAACGCCGTAAACGTTACTGACGTAACCGAGAACATAAACTGCCGGGTATCCTGCTGCGACCGCCTTGCCATATCCAAAGCTAACCAAACTTTTGACACTAGGAACAGCCGCCCATGTCGCCCCACCGTCAGTTGATCTGTAGAACAGATTAGTATTCGGTAACGCGCCGTGAGGGTCCGATCCGCTCGACGCAAACAGATGTCCTGCATTTGCGGGAACGGAAATCATGTGGAACGCGCCGCCGTTCGGCCCAACAAGCTGACCGGTTGAAGATGCCTGCCGCGCGAACGTGTGGCCGTCAGTTGACTTGTAGACCCCTTCCGTGTTGGTGCCGGTGCCATCATTGTAGAGGTAGTACGTCGTCGTAAGGACACGATCAACAGTCAGCGCAACCCGGCTATAAAATTGCGCGTGGTGCCAGCCGCCCCCGCCAATGGTACCTCCCGTAATGATGCACGGTGCCCACGTCGCGCCGCCGTTCGTCGTGAAATACGGTCCAGCGTCATCCGACAATAACCAGACCATATTTGTGGCTGAAGCCGCAGCAAGGTTGCCACCAACTGCGCTGACACCAGCCGGTGTTGGCTGCGTTGCGAAGGTCGCCCATGTAGAACCGCTGTTGGCTGAAATCTGTCCGTTCTGGATCGTCGAAGTCTCGACCAATGTTGAGGTCCCCGCCGCATATTCAGCGTACCAGCCCGGATCAATCTGACCAAAGCTGCCATTCGGGTAGTAGGTTGATTGGTAGGTGGTAGGATCGGTCACGATCCAGAGCGGGCGATCATACGAAGTCAATAGAATTGGGCCACTCGGTACCGTTGTTCCGAACGTCGTCGCGAGACTTTCAATTCCGACACTATCGAATGTCCAAGTAACGCTGACGTTGGTCGTCGGCGGGTTTGTCTTGGCAACGCCGACGCCAGTCGTGACATACATCGTATTGACCTGCGATGGATCAAACTTGATGACGGCGTAGGCTTCCGTTGAAGTCGCGGCAGCGGCGAGCCACGGTATCGTAGCAGACGATCTTGTGAAGGCAGTTGGGCCAACCCATGAACCGCCGCCGTTGGTCGTTATGTACAGGTTGCCCGTGTAGTTGAGCGCGTAAACATGGCAGGCACCAGCAGACGCGCAGTTGTTCGGGTCAACCGCCACGCCGGACAGTTGCGGCGTACCGGATGCAATCGATGTGCTCCATGTTCCGTTGTAGCGTAGCAGGCTTCCAGCCCCGCCCCCGCAACAGTCGGTATTGGTGAGCCATAGAACGCCATCCGGCCCAATGGCCATTTGGTTGTGCGTCGTCGGCGTGCTGGTTGTCAGCGTCCACCCGGAGGCAAGAGGGCCGCCCGTCGTCGTATGGTAGACGCCAGTGCCGTAGGTCGAAACGTAAATACCTTGGGTGACGCCGCCAACCACGCTTGAGGTCGGATCAAAAACAATGAGGTGTCCGAGCCCCATCTGTGCGCCGGGCGGCGTGGTACCGCTTCCGACTGCGGTAACCCGGTTCCAAGTTGTTCCGCCGTCTGTCGTTTTCCACAGACCGGATGACGGCGTACTGGCGAAAACGATATCAGCATTGGCAGGATCGACCGCCATATGCGGTCCAGCAAGACGCGAGTTGGGCTCACCCTGATCGTTGGCGTCGGCGGCAACACTAAGAAATCCAGTACGCGCCCAAGTCAGGCCCTTGTCGTCAGACCGGAAGATGTAGCCATAACAGGCAGGATTGCCTGTATACATGTAGAGGCGTGATGAGTTACTTGGCGCAATTGCGATAGCATAGGCACCATACGCGCAAGCAATTGTCGCGTCCGCTCCCGGCATCCTACTTTTAACGTTCACCTGCGCCCATGGATCAGACGAAGATGATCGAACATAAGCGCCAGAGGTGTCCGTTCGAACAAACTGCGTTCCATCAGAAGCAATTTGGATGCCGGTGACAAAGCCGCCCGCACCAATTTTGACTTGCTGCCATGCAACTGACGGTGCAGACACCAATACCGTGATTGTCTGATCGGCGTGGCCGCCGGTATTTAATGCTCGCGCGACAACTTGGTAACTGCCTGCGGCTTGCGTTGCCAGTAGAGCTAGAACACCTGTAGACGAGTTGATGGTGAACAGCCCGGCATTGATGCCACCGAAAATCGAATAGGTGATCGGTGCCGAGCCCGTAGCGGTGACGGTAGTAACAGCCGTTTGTGCCGTGGTGATATTGACGGTAGCGGCAGAGCCCCCGCCGTTGGACGTGATCGTTGGCGGGGTAATGACCGGTGCGACTGTCAACGTAATGTTCTGGCTGCTTGCGCCCGCCGTGTTAGTCGCGGTCACCGTCACATGGTAGTCGGCAGCCGCCTGCGTTGTCAGCAGTGCCAGCACGCCGGTAGAACTGCCGATGGAGAAAAGCGCAGCATCCGCGCCGCTCTTAGTGTAGGTGATCGGCGTAGTGCCGCTGGCGGTAACCGTCGTGACGGCAGTTTGCGCGGTTGTGATTGTAATTGTTGCTGTCGCACCGCCGCCATTTGACGTAACAACGGGCGCGGTAACGACAACCGGATGACCGTGCAGCTTGATCCCGCCGCGCGCCGCTTCCGCTGCGCTATCGATGATAGGAGCGCATGCGGCGAGCGCGACGGCAAAAACGATGCAAAGAAACTTTTTCATTTACGGCCATCCCAGTGTGGTACCGAAAGTGCGCAGAGAATTATAGAAGTTTAATTCGTCGGCGGGTGACATAGGACCGCCTGCGTGCGACATGGAAAGTTGCCACGGGCTGCCTGCGGGGGTTCCCGCTAAGTTACCAGCTATGGCGTAAAAATTTCCATTGTTCACAGACAGCGCCGCCGTGCCGTCAGTTTGTACGTTCGATCCGTTTATGTACCCCTGTTGCGAATTAGCATTATTGCGGTTGGCGAAATAGTGACCTGTTGAGTTCGCATTCGTTACGCCCGCGATGGCCTGCGCGTTTATGCGAAAATAAGCGTTACCGTCTATCAAGCGCGGGGACAGATACGTACCAGTACCGCCAGCCGTAAACGCGCCAAAAGCCGCGAAATTTTGGAACGTATTATTTAATGCCCAAAAAGACGCGCTCGCCGCATCTTTGATGTACCATGGTGTTGTGGCTGTGGCAGGGTTGAAATTGGTGTCTATATAAACAGTCGTACTAGCAGTTACCCCCGTGTAGCCACGGTCAGTTGTAAAAGTTGGTGAACCATTAACGGTAGCGGTGTAACTGGAATTAATCAGGTTAAGAACGGCAGCGGTGGCGTTCTGTGTTCCATACGTATGAAGAAAGTCCAAACGGCACGATAGCGCAAAACTATCAAGCGAGTTAAGCAATGCAGTATAGGCGCTAATATGCGTCGCGTCTAAACTGGCACCCGACGCGCGCGTGAGAAATGCCGCAGCGTGACCGGAGTTAGCACACGCAACGCCTGAAGTTGCTTGCGGCCAGCAACCAAAGCCAGTTGGTGGAGCGGCATCGTAAATCGTCTGTCCCGTGTTAAGCGTGAAATTGTCGTTTGTGGCGGTGCCTGTACCGCCAAAACCAACGGCAGGAGAAAATTGGCCAGCCGCCGCCATCGCAACACCAGCAACACCAGTCGCGGGGTCAGCCGTTGCGTCTCCATTCCAGTCAGTTGTTGCGCCCCCAGCGTTGTGTCTGCGAACCCATATTTTACGCGCAGTAAAATCAATCGCGAAGTGGAAAGTAGCAACGGTGCCAGTTGCGAGCGAACCGAGAGTTTTGGTGCTGTCTACATCGTTCGCGAAGATATTCCCAGAAGCCCTGTAAACCGTAACGGAGTTGGTGCCGTTGGTAACAAAATTAGTGAAAGTTCCAACATCTTTAAGAATGCCGATAGCATCATTAGCGCCCGTGCTGGTGCCTACCGCGACCTCAAAATAAAATTTACCTGCTGTCTGAAAGGATTGGCTGCGCACCCCGGCGTTGTTATTGGTGTTGGCGTGAGTAGCAGTTAAATCAAGATTGGATACGGTAACGTCGGTAGCCAACAAGTCATACGAAGCAGTGACGTTGGACAAACAAGTTGGACCAGCAGGGGCAGCGCCATTCTGTTCACGTGACTGCCAATAAGAGTTTGCGCCGCCAATCGTCAGGAACGAAAATAAAGCGACGACTGCCCATGCCGCGAGATAACGTCGCGATTTCACAGTTTGTAGCCCCATGATGTGACTGATACGACGCCGCCCGAACCCGGTGCTGCCGACACCACCGCGATTGACGTATTAGTGGCGCTGGCTGGAACGCAAGGCGAAAAAATCATTTCAGCGATACCTAGTCCGGAAGCGAGCGGCGCGGTCCATTGTGTAAAGTTGAGTGTACCCGTAATTGTTCCTGTTACTGTAGCGTTACCCGTAGCTGCTGCGGTTGCGTTAGCGCGAATTGAAAAACCACAGATATAAGTGGTAACGGAAGACGCACCGGTCAAAGTTGCGGTTGTCGCGCCTGTTGTTCCGGTTGCGGACGCTGTATAGGGAGTAGCGCCAACCGGATACGCGAGCGGACTGACGGGAACTGGATTTGCGTTCGATATTGCGGTACCGGCGACTGCCGCCAAATCGGTTTTGGTGCCCTGCGTGCCAATCGGCGGCTGGTTCGATCCGGCGGACGCATTCAACGTACCGGTAAACGTTCCGCCGCTGATCGCGGTTAACCGCGCACGCATCAACTGGTAACCTGCCGCTTGGCAGGTCCACGTGCCGTTGGCGCTGCCGCCGGTTACGATGGCACCCGTTGACGGTACCACGCACGGCGCGGAAACATAATTGGTACCGTCCACGCTGCCTTCGAAAACAAACGTCAAGCCGGTACCAGAACCGCGCACGTCGATACCGACCGAACCCGAGCCCTGCGAGTTGACAGAAACACTGCCGGTGCTAGTCAGATTGGTCGGACCGCTGATAACGTCGTTCGGCGGTGAATTAATGGTAATTTTCTGGCCGTTGGCTGTGATTTGCGGTGTCGAGTTGACTGCCTGCCCGAACGCAGGGCCAGCCAGCAACAGCAGCGCCAGAACAAGAAATTTCTTCATTTCACAGACCCCGAGATAAACGCCGTAATGGTGCCGGTCGTCTTGGTGAAGCATGTGCTGGCACTGGTGACGACGGCGGTGATGCCGGTACTGTACGCACCCGGCGGCCCCGGTGCATAATTGATGGACGCGTTACCGTTGGCCGACAGCGGCGCGCAGGCCAGCGGTGTGATTGCGCCGTCCGCCGGGGCGGCGGTCAAATTCAGCAATACCAGAAAACCGTTGGTGGAAGTCAGATTGGTCGCGTAGGCCGAATAGGCGTTTCCCGCGCTGGCTTTTAAAACATGCGCGGCTTCTGCTGCTGCGGACACGACTGGCGTGATGCCGTCGCCTGATAACGAAGACGGAGCCATCACCACGTTGACAGGCGTGGTATCGACTACCGCCGCGTTGAGGTATTTAACCAACGCGTTAAGCGTACACGTACCGGTCGAGCTGCTGCAAACCGCGTCAGCTTTGGCACCTAGTGTTACGCTGGCACCATCAGCTATTGTAACCGCCGTCCCGCCGCCTCCACCGCCTGTTCCGGTGCAAAGCGTGCCAGTCAAATCCTGTGTGACGGCGTAGAGCAACCCGGCGGTGAGGCTCTGGCCGCCGCATGTTGCGACCGCCGTTGCCAGCATTTTGGTTTGCTGTGCGTAAACAGGACTGGCGACAAGCAGCAATGCGAGAAATAGAAGACGTTTGAACATGCTTCAAATTCCCGAATAGAGGACAACCACCACGTCACCAGCCGCCAGCGTCAACGTTACCGAGTTATTGGCGACCGATACGTTGGTAAAAGACACCGCAGCACCTTGCGAATACACTGCCGAGCCCGCACCGCGCGCGATAGTAATGCCCGCTGCCGACGTGATGACGGCGATGGACAATGTGGAAAAACTGCTAACCAGCCCGGCGGCTGCCAGCAGCGTTGCAGTGTTCTTAACCCCCGCCGTGTTCAGCGTGAACACGCCCGCTTGCGCGCTACCGCTTGCACCGCCGATCAGAACCACGTCTTCGCTGCCGTCTGAAACATTCGCAACGGTCGCAACCGGGTTCAGCGTGGCCGGAATTTCGACGCCTTCATTTGACTGAAAACGCGACAGTCCCAATCTAGCAGCGACCGCCATCTTGGAACCCGGATACAGGTCAAAAAGATCGATACCGGCCATGGCGTGCTACCAACCATTGACGTTGAAGTTTGACCCGGTGATGCCGCTCTGCTGCCCGCTGTACACGCACAATCGCGCGTAGGTCCGCATCGGTACCGCTGCGGGCGGGAAGCTGCCGGTGGCGCGCAACTCAGCGGGGGAACTGATACCTGTTACCGCGTTGGGCTGCCCCGAAGTCGGGCATGCCATGCCCCATGACAGCGCGGTACTGGCAGCAACCGTCATCGCTGCGGACAGTGTAACGCCCGTGGTACCGTTGAAAGCCGCTACCGTGGTGCCAGCGGTAATACCGGTACCGGAAATTACGCAACCAACGCAAGGCGGGCTGGCTGCGGCGGTTGCGGTCAGCGTCAAGGCGGTAGATGAGCCAGATGTACTGCCGACACCGCTCCCCAGCATGGTGTAGACGGTACCGCTTCCCTGCAAGGCGAGAACAACCGTCGGACCATTGCCAAGGTCGAGCCACGAGTTGTTAGGAGCAAACCACGGCTGCCGCGAAACGGAAGTCTGCGCCAAAGCAAGCCCCGGCAGCAGCGCCAGCAACGCAACCAAAAGAATTTTCTTGAGCATTTTAGGTATCCTTATTTGAGTGCGATGTTGGCGATCAGGTAGCGACAAACGCAGCCGTACCTTGGAAGTGTCGCGTGAGGTTGAAGTTCACCTTGGCGATGAACCCGGCAGCAGTCGGATCATTGCCGATTTCCTCGCCGCTGTTCAGGATGCGCAGCGGCAGCGTCGAAGTCAGCGCGATTGTCGCGGGATCAAGCGAAACGCCCGAAGTGCCGTACAGCGCGGACTGCGAGCCTGCGTTCGCTTTGACATCGATGCCGCTGTTTAGTTGCAGTCGGAACGCGGTACCGGGAACGGTTGGCACGGTCGCGTACATTTCAACGCGCGGATCGGTTTCGACGCTGGCCCATGCTTCGACGGAAGCCGGGATGTACTGGAAACCGTTCTTCGCCATGTACAGCGTAATCGGACCGAAGCCGACGACCACGCCAGCGATAACGGACGTGGTATCGCCCGGTGTCCAGCGCATGATATTCGGGGCCATCGATTGGTTGCCGAGCCCGGAACCGCCACCGTTACCAATAACCACCGAAGCGGACGGCGCGGAAATGTTGGCCGGAAGGTCAGCCGCGCCCTGCGTGCCGATGGCAGCGCTCGCCATCACGACGATATCGCCTCGGAAGATGGCAACGGCATTGGCAGCCGGGCTGTGAAACAGTTTGACGGAAGCAGCCGCCGCAGCGTTACCGCTGCCAAGCTGAACAGGCACCAAACCGGAGTAGTGTCTAAAACCGCCGCCTAGGGTGCCAGCGTTTACGATATTGACCATAATCGGTATCCCTTTTCGGGGGTTTGAGGTGAACCAATGGCTTGACCATGACATGGTTTACCTGTAGACCCGAAATGGTTTTTTATTTCGCGGTATACCAAGGGGTTTTTGGGGCTTTGCAGTCAGGCGTATCCACATGCACCGAACAACGCCGGATGATCGCAGCGCTTAAACGAACCGGAATAGGACGCCCAAAATGGACAGCCAAGCCGCGTTGCAGGAACGTCTGAACAACGCCAAGCGGATACCGTTAACTAACGAAGAAAACATGATCTTGGCACACAATTCGAGCGCCATCGGATGGGTAATCGCCAAGGTTAGCGAGCGCACCGGAATTCCGCTATCGTCCGGTCGCGTGGCACACGCGCCAGCACTGAAATGTCTGCTAGTGGTGGATTGACAAGCGATACCGCTTATGTTACCGAAAATCATGCACATCCTAGTAACGATAGCCGCCATTACCGCAGGATTGGCCTTTGCATTCGGCGAGGGCATCGCGCGCGGTTTCGTGCAGGGCTTGTTTATTCTGGCAGCGCTCGCCGTCGGATTGCTGCTGTGGGATTTCTACCGGGGGATACCGGAAAAGAAACCGGATCGTTACAAGGTTCTGGAACTGGAATATATGCCGAAGCAGCGGCAGGTCAGCCCGACGTTAGGATGGACATTCAGATGACACGCATTTTGGTCGGATTTTTCTTTGGGTTGATGGCAGCAGGCGCGTTGGCGCAAACCACTTCAACACCGGGTTTACTACTTCACGACGGAGGTGTTAGAGCTACGCTAAACGCAGGCGTAGACCCCGACGGCAGGATGGCTAAAATTCTTGTCGATAAAAATGGTTACGTGATTTGCTCGACAGAGCGGCCTAGTTAATGAAATCTTCGATACTCTGTTGCGGCGCAGGTTCGGCCCGCTGCACCCATGACCGCGTTTCGTTCTTGAGCGCCACGCGCGCGATATCCGCCCCGCGCCCGGTCGCGATCAACTGCTGCTCGTAGGCGTGCTGGCGCTTGTTGCTGGCAATCTCGTAGTCGCGCGGGTTAGCTGCTGCATACGTCTTGGCTTCGTCGTCAGTCCAGCCTGCCACGCCAGCAGCCGCCTTGTCGGTATGTCCAAACGATATCGCTTCCAGAAACAGCATTTCCGGGTTAGTTCGGAACGGGTTGGCAAATCCGAAGTTCATTGCGCCATCTGGTTGCCAATACTGCTGCCGACAACGCTACCGGCGCGGCGCGCGTGTCCTAACTCTCTATCCAAAATAGTTTTGAACGTCACCGATGCGCCCGCGCCGCGTTTAACCATGTAGTCACGGATCATCTGGCCCGCTTTAACTGCCGTGATCGCAGTAGCGGCAGCGCTGCCAACTACTGGAACCATGTGCAGCAATTGCGCGCCGCCGATAATTGCTGCGCCAACCCCGAAACGCTCTAATTTACTTTTCTCCATTTCTACAAGTGAACGCACCATGCGCTTTGCTGCCGGATCGTTACCGGCGAGCGCGTCAAATGCCGCCTGCGCTTCGCGGCCTTCTGCACCACCTTTGGCGATAGCTTTAACGATATCGCCTTTCTCTCCCGCACCAGCAGCCATTGCGCGAGCATAGCGCTTATCCGCCGTTTCGAGACGCTGGATAATGACTTGGCCTTCCGGACCGGGTTTTACCATCTTTATCAGCGCTACCTGCTGCGCGCGCACACTGTCAGCAATGTCGCGCATGGCATCCGCAGTGATGCCGCTGGTTTCGCCACCGCTCTCTTTCGCCTTCATTTCCGCTTTGAGCAGTTTGGTACGGACTTCGCCCAACTGGTTCCATTTTTGGTCAACCGACTTGGCAGGCGCATTGACGTTCATTTGCGCCCAATCAACAATTTTTTGAAACGATCCGGGCACCTTGCCGGTTTCAATGGTTGACTTCGGATCATCAGGCAGCCGCGCGGCAGGCTGTAAAGCACCCGTTCCGCTCTGAACGCCAGCTTCTTTCACGTCTTGACGAACGCCTTCGAGGTCACGTCCTGCCGCTACTCGTTCAATTTCCGCCGGGCGCTTTGCCAACGTCTCACCCTTGGGCGTGCCTGCCATCATTGCGCGCGTGTTGTGCGCCACTTCATCCGGGTTTTTCCCGATGGCTTCGATATCCTGTTTTGCTTTCGCGTACGCCGGATTTGGCACCATCTTCCCGGCGGCGTCTGCGATCTTCGGTTCCTGCGTCGCCAGCACCTTGGCGGCAGCAGTCAATTCCTTTTGCGGCCCCGGACCTAACTTGCTCCACAACGCATGTCCGAAGATGCCAGCGCCTTCGCCAATGATGCCGCCAACTGCGCCTGCCGCGCCGCTCTCAATTGCGCCAGCGGTATCTTCGCCGCCCGTGTCATACAGTTTTTCGGCAGCGGGCACCGCGCTACCGGCCACCACGCGAGCGGCAGTCGCCAGCGGCCGCACCCCGGGAATGGCAGCCGGGACCGCTTCCAACGCACCACGGGCCATCTGGTCCACGTAGCCGGGGCCACCATTAAAACCCTGCCGGACCGCGCCACCAGCCGCGCCACCAGCCACCACGCCAGCCGGTCCCAGCGGCATGCCTGCGACCGCCCCGAGTGCGGGGGCGATGTTGGCGGCGTTGTGCGTGGCGCTGGCAGCCATCTTGGCCCGGGTTGCTGCAAAGCCTTCCCGGTTGGCGTTGTAGGCAGCAACCTGTTCTGCCGTCGGCTGGTTCATGACCTTGGCGTAACGTGCCTTGGCTTCCGCAACCGTCGGGTCACCTTTGAAAAACAGCGGATTGTTGTTCGCGGCGACTTCCCCGACCACGGCGCGGGCCTTGGCGTCGTCGCGCGCTTTCATGAAATTGACCGCACCGGCAGCACCAAGATTATGCGCGATGTATGCCGTGGTATCGTTGACCGGGATATCGTTACGCGCCAGCACCTTGGCGTTGGCGTTGGTCAGGTTGTTCGCGGCTTCAGTCTGCTGCTGCGGCGTGGCTTCAGCAGCACGGTTTGGTGCGCCCGGCGGCTTATACTGGTTCCATGTCGCGTTGGTAAACTGGAAAGCACCGGATGCGCTAGTTTTGCTGTTGCCAGAACCCCAAGGGTCAGGCTCATTACCGCTTTCAACCTTGGCAGTTTTAATCAAATAGTCTGGAGAAATGCCGCTGGCGGGAGCCCCACCCCCACCGCCGGGACCGGAGGACGACCCGTTGGTGAGAGTGGCATTCGCGGGCCCCTGCGAAGGAGCAATTTCACCATTACCACCTTGCCCGGCTTTCGGCAACCCCTTGGCGTAGCTGCCCGCCGGGATCATGCCCGGTACCTGCGCGTCCTGCGGGAGAATGACGCGGCGATCGCCTTTAATGATGGCCGGATACTCGTCATATTTTAGGCGAGTTTTTTCAACGCCAGCCTGCCAAACTCCCTTCGCAGCTTCCTGCAAATCCGGTTCGAGCCCCAACTTGTCCAGTCCGATGCCAAACGTCCCAGCGCGGTTCACAGCACCGGCCATCCGCGCGGACATGTCTTTGTCGCTATACCCTTTGATAAAATCCATCACATCGCGAACTTGCTTCTGCGTTAGAGACGACAAATAATCACGTTCTTTGCCGGTGACCGCGCCTGTGCCCGCAATGTTCGAAATGATGCCGTCAACGGCTGTTTGCGCCCAGCCGCGTTTCGCCAACTCGATTTTCAACAATCCCACGTTCGCACCACCCGCGCCACCGCGTAGCGTGGAAGCTAAACCTTCGGCGATACCTTGCTGAATGTTGGGATTGGTGTTTATTTTGTCGGCAGGAAGCGCGTTGCCTTTGCTGTCATGTGTTGCGCCCTCGTAGACGCGGTTAAACGCAACGTATTTTTCACGGTCCTGCTTTGGTACTGCTGCCGTTAATTCTTCGTTAAACACTTTGACGTTTTCTGGCGTGGCGTTGTTCCAACCATCCGGACCGAAATGGGCGATATCCTTTGAACCCGGTTGCGCCAAACCACCTTGCGCGCCACCCGCGCCCGGCAGCGATACCGCTTTCAAATTTGGCAGCGGTGCGCCCTCAAAACCAGTCAAGTTGCTGACAACAGCTTCAGCCGCTTCCTTGTTGACAATCGGGACCGCCTGCGACAGCGATGCCTGCTTTTGCTTGAACTGCTCAACCACTTGCGACGCGCTGTTCAGCTTTGCGGTAACCGCGCCACGTTTCTGTTCCCATTCGGTGCGGTATTTCGGCAGGTTGCCTTCGTTCATCCCGAGCGACGAAAAATCAGGATGCTTTAGCACGTTGCTGCGAATGGAATTATATTCGGACTGGTTGGTTGCGCTGTTCAACTGCTCGACAGCGCGTTGCGCGGCTTCAGTCTGTTTGCCGAGTGCGCTAACGCCTTCGTCCATGTACAAATCGGCGCGTGCGCCTTGCCCTGCACCATGCAAACCGCGATAGGCGTCATAATTACCGTTTTCGCGCCACTCGCGCAGTGCTTCTTCGGTGATATCGCCCAGTCCTGCCGTTGGCGACATGCCGCGCGTCAAGCCCATGTTGCGCGCCAGCGCTTGGTTGGTCTGCTGCTGCTGTTTCTTTTCCTGAATTTGCTGGATTTGCAAGCTTTTTTGTGCGGCTTCGTCCGCCATTTTCTTGGCTTCATCGCGCCAAAGAAACTGCACTATGGGCCGCGAAGCCGCGCCTTGCAGCTTATCGCGCTCTGCGGTTAACAAACGTTCGGCGTTGTCGAGCGGATTAACTTCGGCAGTTGGCTTAATCATCAGCCGGTTGCTGCCGAACAACCCCGCGCCCTGCCCGGGGTAGAGCGGACCGCTGCTGGGGCCAAGGTTCGGCGTGCCGCTTAGATCAGGGCCAGCCTGCGGCGTTAGGCTTTCAAACGCCAGCGGACCCCTCGGAGTAAGGTCTAGCGGGTTACCCGACGAAAGATCAACTTCGTTTTCCATGGTGCCTCACTGCGTTGCACAGTGAGGCTTACCACAGGAACCGGACAGAGGCTAGGCGGCTGGCGGGACGAACGGGTTGGGTTCGGCTGGCGCGGGTGCAGGGGCCGGTTCAGTTGTGCCCGCCTGCGCCGGGGTAACACCGGTCAAATTTGCCGCCATCGCGTCGGCATCCGATTTGGTGTTGCTCTCGATTTGCGAAGCCAGCGCCATCAGCGCAGCCGCCGTGGTGTCGTCTTTGGTCTGCCCGGCCAAATCGGCCAATTGCTTCTGGATGCCAGCGACGTAAACCGACATGCCAGCGACGACGGTGGTTTGCGCAGCCACGTCCGCACTGACTTTTGCGAGCGCGTCTGCGATATCCTGCTGAACTGCCATTTCGTAATGTTCCTTTCTCAAGATGCGGTCAAGTTTGAACTCTATCGCGTCCAGCCTATCATTGACCGAACGCCAGAACCAGTCAAACATTTGGTGTAGCCGCTATCGGATACAGCATTCCGTTCTCATAGCGCCAATCACCCTGCAACCCCATGACCGCCTTGGTTTCGTCCCATACGTCCTTGGATGCTACCGCCAGCGCCCGTGCTTCGCTTTGGATGCTGCGCGAAAACGCATCGGCCTTGAACTGAAGCGCCAATTGGCCGTTGTGGATTTCTTCAAAGGCTTGGTTTAGCTCGTCCGGAACCGCGAGGCCCATTTTCTTGCGCTCCAAAGATCATTGCTGTAGCCGCTTCGTCCTTTGGCGTCAATGTCAGTTTTCCGGCCAGCGTGGTCTGCCCAATCATGTTGTTTTGCTTCAGCCACGCGCACATGCGGGCGATTTGTTCGTCGCTAGTCACGCTAGCTCGTGCCACTGCCGAAGATGACGCTTTTTTCTTTCTGCTCGTTCGTTGATGCGCGACAAATTAAGATCAAAGCGTCTTTCCACTAGCGCGATATTTGCTTTAACATCAGCTATTTCGTCCTCAAGCCATGCAATATTAATTTTACCGGTAACAGGCTCGCACTCGTAAATGCCCTGAATAATACACCGCGCAACCGCGCTGCTCAACTCTCCGCACTCTTCTGCTAACTTGCCTAGATGTTTTAAATCTACCTTGTTATCAATCGGGTGCCATGGGTTCGCGTCGTGTAAGTTATCGGTGTTACTCATTTGCTTTTCACCTTTGGCGGCGAACAATGACTGCACACCACTTTGAGTTCACTGGCGAGACGGAACGGCTGCACCGTCCAGAACTTACCGCACTGGCAACGCGCGATCATGTTCCGAACCTCGGGAACGGCAAGGTTGCCGGAACATAGCCGCCATCGCCGGGGTAGCGGTCAACGTCCATTGTCATCCTGAATTCCTGCATGTAGCCCACATAGGAAAATGCTCCTAACTGGTTGGCCCCGAACATCAGAAATTGCAGCGAGTTGAAAACCGTGTAGAGCGTGGTGGATTTTGCCACCATCACGCCGTTGATAAAACCACGATAAGCGGTCCCGTCGAAAGTGACTGCGCCCGCGTACCAGTTATTGGCAGCCAGAACGCCCGCGCTCGCCAGCAGCGCGATGACGTTTGATCCGGTCGTGCTGATGCTTTCGAGATAAGCATCACTCTGACCGACAACCCAGCCAAGGTCACCGACTGCATCCGACCATTGACAAACATGAAACGCAAATGCCGTCGAAGCCGGGCGAAACCAATATTCGATAGTGTAGCGCCGATTGGACAGATTGAAATCTTCGCTGTCGGGAAACCAGAACCGGCCGCCACCACCCGCAAAATGCATCGATGTATTGTAACCAAGCTGCGATTGCGTATCGCTCAATGATCCAGCGCCGATGAACGGCGTGATCGCGGTACCGTGCAAAGCCGGACTTTCATCGGTAAAACCCGCGCCGGTCACGTCGCCGTTCGCGCCGTCGAAGCTCAACAGCAGCACGACGTTGTTCCAGTAAGGGTCACCGCCGCTGCCGCCCCCGGCCACACCAGCGATCAACGGGCGCTTTGGCGTGCCTTCCGGCGACGAGCCGAACCGGATGGGAACCAGCGCTGGCATCTACAGCCCCACCTCGACCAATGCGTTGGCTTCCGGCAACAGTTCTTTGTCGATTTCACCTACCGCGCAGTGCGGGTAATATTCCAGCAAACGCCGCACGACGTGGCGCGATACCACGTAAACATGCAGATGGCCCGCGCTGCAACGCTGCTCAAGTATCATAGGCGTTTGGTCGCGTGTGGTCATTGAAAATGATCGCCTTGGAAACATCGTGCGCCAGGCAGTAGCGAGCCAATACCACATTGTTGATGATCTCGAATGACCGCCATGCTCGGCCTGTTGCCACCATACGTTCAAGTTCCGTGGTCACGTAGGGTATCGTCTGCCATTGGGTTGTCAGCGTGACCACACAGCGCAGGTTACGCGCTTCGAACAATTATTGCAATGCGTACCTGCGCCACGCCACCGGCAACACCGATGCCTTATCCCGGCAGACCGTCCCGAGATAGTTGCAGACGAACGCGCCATGCGCACCGTCAAAGTCCGGTTTGTGCGTTGTGGTGAAAGCCAGCATGAAAACCGGCGAGAGCAAAAACAAACCAGCCATAAAATATTTCATAACTTATCCTTTCGTGGTGGTGGTGCATAGGGGTCCTCACGCAAATTACACAACACGTCCACCCGCGCTTCAATCCGGAATAGCCCTTGCAGCAACGGCATGTAGGCAATCAACAACCGCAACCGGATGATTTCTTTAAGCGCGTCTTTGGTGACCGCCAGTTCGGGACCAAGACGCGGCGGAATAACACCCAACCGCCAGCCGGTCAGCGTCTCGGCCACCGTGGCGCGGTATCGGTCACGAGCGGTCATTTGTCACCAACGCGTTCAACAGCGCCGCAGCGCGGTCTTTAATCGGATGGTTATTGTGGATGGACAACCCGTAAGACGACGAATAGGCGTCCATCTTTTCCGTGTCACCTTCACGTAGTGCCCTTGCTACGGCGCGAATTATCACACGTTCACGCGCGGTCATTAGACGTTTCCAACGCGCGCTGTTCCGCGCTCGCCGCGCAGTACGCATTAAGCGCTGCAATTGACTGTTCCCCTGCGGGCGCGTTCTGCCACGCAAAATATGCTGCGCGTTGTTTACGGCTTGCTGCGATGGATTTTTGCTGTTGTTCGGTCATTCGTCACCTATTACGTTGGCATGGTAATCCGCAATCGCGGCCAACGGCGTATCGCCAAATCCGCGATATTCGCCCTCATCGTCTTCGCCGGTTACCCCATACTCGCCTGTGGGAAACCGTGTTACCGTCACGCTTCCTTCGGAAAACCAAACTTTGCGGCTTTCATAAACGGCGAGGAACATGACCAACCCTCCAAATCAGATCACCACATTAACGGTATCGCTTACCGCTGTCAACAGCGAATTGCAGGAAATCAGCGAAGCGGGCGCAAAAAGTCTGAAACCGCTTGGCGTGGACGTACAGCCGGTCAAAGCCAGCATGCTGCGGTTACCGGACGCGCAGACCGCGCTTGTCATCAAGGCATGCGACATGCTGTTCGCCGCATGCCTCGAATACGAGGAAGGCATCTGGCAGGAACGTAAAGCCAAATCATCCGTCCAACTGGTGACCGCGCGGGTTGCGGCAGGCCGCGCCAACGCAGTGATCGAAAGTCTATTTTACGGCCCAACCCAACAATTACTGTGGTTAGCACTGGACCGCGCGCCAATTGCCTACAGCGGTTTGGCAGCCGCTTCCCCGAGCCAAAACATCATAGACCGGACTTATCGTCAAAAATAACCCCACATGTAAACACCCCTTCTGAGTCTATATTTGTGGGGTTGTAGTAGTAGGGAGTATTAACGTTATGTTTTCTAAGCTGCTATGCTATACTACAGGCCTTGTAGGGTGCTAGTGGGATTCAAAATCTGTAGTTTTGGTCATGTTGGGTTACTGATGTTTTTAACATGACCCCCACACAGAGGTGCTCCCTATAGGAAAACAGGGGTTATTGATGTGGTATTTTACAACTTTAGCCAGTGATTTCAACGCTCGGTCAAAAATACAAACATTGCGGCCCACAACGATTTCCGCTTTGTGGGTTGGTAATTTTATTTCGTTGACAAGCCACAAAATTTATGTAATTATTTTGTCATGAAAACAAAATCAGACAGATTGCTGTATGCATTGGAAGCAGCCTCGGGGGGCCTTCCAACCCGCCACCTGTTGGACCTAGTCCCGCACCCGCACCTATCTGCGTTCTATGACAACATGCGGCTGGCGCAGCGCAACGCGCATCGGGAAGGATACTCAATCGAGCGTCGGGACGGAACGAAGAAACCCGGTCAGGTAGGACGCCCACCCAGCTTGTACATATTGGTAAAGTTGTGATAAACGGCAATCACACGTCAGAACAAAACACGAAAACCCCATCCACGCGTTATTTCCGGTATCTGCTACCTAACTGTCAAAAACCGGCAAAACGCACCAGCGAACCCCACAAGCCCGGCAAAGCTGTCAAGTGTTTATTTTACGGTACCGTAAAATATTTATGTTGATTTAGTTTCCGGTATCGTTATTGTAAGACATCAGCAACGAAGGGAACAGCAGATCATGACGCTGCATCAGCCCCCGGTCATCGCAGCCATCGCCGTTGACGAACTCGCCGAAGTCAAGGCGGCTATTGCCAAGTTGCAGGAACGCGAAAAAGCGCTGGTTGCCGCTCTGAAGGCAACCGGCATGGAGCGGATCGTCGGCACGCTTCACGAAGCGGTCATCAGCCTGTCCGAACGCGAAACGGTTGACGTGAAGGCCATGCCCGCCGAACTCAAAGCCCCGTACCTGCGCCTGACACTGGTCGAAACCCTGAAACTCACAGCTAGGAAAACCAGCTAATTTATTTTTGTATGGTACCCTACAAAACGATTGACTTGGTTTCCGGTACCGTTATTGTGTGGCTATCGGAAACAGGGAGTTAGGCAGATGAAAAAGAAATTGGTGCTAGTTTGGGTGGACGACAGCGGATTAGAATTAACTGGCCGCTACCGCGATAGGCTACGTCACTACGCAGAAACCCGCGCAGTGCCGAAAGCCAGCGCAGTTTGCTTTGGTGACAATACTCCAAAACTACTGGAACGTTTAGTTAAGCACATTGAACAAGAAAAACATAACTACAGATGGATGGGGTATTTTAGTTTGGACAACACTAGCAAATTACTAGATATCGCTCGCACAAAAGCACTAGAAGCGGCTTCGCAGGTGCAATCATGAAACCGATGGAAACCTATGACGTGCTTCACGAAGCGTTCCAGTTTTTCAACCGGGAACTGTTCGCCGACAAGTTGTCCGATTGCCTGATTTTGCTGCACCGGCACCGGTCAGCCTATGGCTATTTTTGGGCTGAACAGTTCACCGGCAAAATTCACGAGATAGCGCTCAACCCTACCCACATTCGCACCCGCAAGCCGCGCGATACGTTCTCAACATTGGCGCATGAAATGGTGCATCAGTTGCAGCAGGAACACGGCAAACCGCCGAAAAATGCCTATCACAACAAGCAATGGGCTGGCATGATGAAAACCATCGGCCTGCAACCCGATGACGGCGAGGGCAAGGAAACCGGGCGCTACGTCTCGCACAAGATCATTGCGGATGGCCCATTTGATACCGCTTTCGCCAAGTTCGCCAAGAAATACGATTGCAACCTGCTAGGCACCATGCCCAACATCAAAAAGCAAAAAGGCAAAACCAGCAAGTTCAAGTTTGTCTGTCCGGATTGCGATCAGAACGCATGGGCAAAGGAAACCGCGAAACTGGTTTGCGGCGAATGCAGCACGGAAATGGAAGGGGTTTAGATTATATTTATCTTAGAACCGTTTGGACTGACTTACCCTGACCTTGGCGCGGGTGTCGCAAAATACCGTCGCAAGGCCAATCAAGTCGCGACGCAACAATGCTAAATAAATCCTAGGTTTTTAGTCTCTATTGCAAATCACTTCGACCGGATGGTAGCAATGCCGTCCGGTCTTTCGAAGGCGGATCATCTTGAACATGCTGGAACTGGCAAAGGGCCTGTACGCTACGCACGGCCTGCTGCCTGTCCCCGTGTCCGGAAAGATACCGATGGGCACCGGCTGGAACATGGCATCCATCGCAACTCGGCTGGCTCACATTGCTGCACCGCAATGTACCGGCATCGGCATCCAGTGCGGTCTGGTGCTCCACCCGGTTCTAGGCTGGCGTGACGCGCGCATACTCGACATGGACATAGACGACGCCGGACAGCGCAACGCTTTTCACCGGGCTTTTCTGCCCGTTCAAAGCTGGCGCTGGGGAAGACGCCCGGCAACCCTGCTGTTTACCGATCCCGGGGTTATCAACCGAGAAAAGTTTGGCCCCGTCCAACTGCTAGGCGCAGGCAAACAGGCCGTATGGTTCGGACGCTATATCAATGCCAGCCCGCTACCCAACGATCCGACAGACTACTGGCATGAAGGCGCTGACATTCTGGACGCGCCAGCGGTCAGCGTTCCCGCTGCCACGCTACAGGCAGCCATCGAAACGGCCCTGACTGCCGCTGGCGTCCCGTTGCAACAAAAAAGCATGCTTTTGGAGCATGCGAAGCCGTTGAGTCAGGAAGATATCGCTTTTCTCACGCCTGACAATTTTGCCCGCTTCGACGCTGAAATAAAAAGCATGCTTTTTGATGCTTTGAACAAGCCAACCGGTTCGGGACGTGGTGATCGCTTCTATCATTTGGGTTTGAAATACGGCGCACTGATTAAAGCCAGCGGATCGGCGCAGGCGTTGACGGACGCAGCTTGCCAGATTTGCCCGGCAGACAAGCTGATCGAATACGAAATCACGAAAAAGCATGCTTTCCTGTACGATATCGGAAATATCGCCGATACCGTATTCTCGCAACTGCCCGGTGACTTGGGCGCGGGCGACAAGCGCGACTTCGCCCGGGGCGTCGGCATGTCCATGGGGCTGGGACAACGTGTCGAGGTAGAAAAGAAAAAGCATGCTTTATTGATGCCAACGGGGCGCGGTTACGCTGGTCAGACCGCCACGGATTTGATGCGGGAAAATCTGCCGCCGTTACGTTTTTTAGTTAATCGTTTTTTAAGTGATAGCGGCTGCATCGTGCTCGCTGGCAAACCCAAAGTAGGCAAAGGCTGGATCATTCTGGAACTGGCGCTGGGGATTGCCGAAGGCGGTCAGTTTTGGGGCGAGCAATGCGAACAGGGCGAGGTGCTGTTGTACATGCTGGAAGACAGCAAGCGCCGGGCCAAAGAGCGTTTGCAAATCATGCGCCCGAATGGATTGACTACCGGCAACAGCATGCGGTTTCGCTATTCAATGGATGGGCCGTTCTACATCAACGCCGATGGTTCGGGTTCATTGCTGGACGACATCAAAGAACATCTACGCTGCTTCCCCGGCATCCGCCTTGTGGTGGTGGACGTGCTGCAACGCATTCGCGGCATCATCGATAAAAGCGATAACGCTTATCAGGTTGACTACAAAATCATTGGTGCTATACAAAAACTGTGCGCCGAACATGGCGTCTTGAGCGTCGTGGTTCACCACACCAAGAAGGGTAAAGTTGACGAAGCCATTGACAGCATCAACGGCAGCTTTGGCGTGATCGGCGCGGCAGACGGCGGCATCGTGATCGCCCGCGAAGGCGATATCATGCGGGCAATGAGCATGATGCGCGACGTGGAAGATTTCGAATTTGAGTTGACCAAAGAAGGAAAAAACCCCGTGTGGAAACCTGCGCAAACCGCCTCTGAAATGCTGGCCCCCGGCGACGGTTCGAAAACCAACACGGTGCTGCATGCGCTGCTGGCTGCCGCATGCCAACTGACCGCTGGCGATATTTCCAAGCGCACCGGCATCCCGGAAAACAACGTTGCCACCTATTTGGGCCGCTTGGTGCAGAACAACCAAGCCACCCGGCCGTCGCGCGGCTACTACATGGCGCACGGCCTGCCGCCGCGCGAACGCATTGAAGGCATCAAGGACAAGATAAAAAGCATGCTTTTAACCCCGGTCAGTCCTGACATCGAAATGAAGTACGCACCGAAGGGTGCCCCGGAAGGTGCTAGGTTTATGCTGCTGACCGACGTAACGATCAAGGAAATCGAGGGCAGCTTTATCGGCGGCGAACGCGCGCTGAAAAGTTTGAAGCTGCGCGGGCTGTGCGAGTACAATGCCGACACGGTATGGCTGATCGGCAGCGAGTGGGGTGGTGCGCAACATCAGGTTTATTTTCCTAACCCATTCGCGGTACCGGAAAAAGCATGCTTTAAGTTTCCATGGGAGGTAGGACAGTGAAATACCCATGGGAAACCGAACCCGAACCGGAAAAAAGCATGCTTTCTGATTTGGACACCTACATCAATTTTATGGATGGCCATGTTCGCGTCCGCGCGTTCAAGGACGGCGTTCAACTCGGCACATTCTCGATCACCAGCGACGGCACCGAGCTAGGCGCGGAAATCTCGTTGCAGAACGGTGCAAACTACAAAATTGTCGTTGTCGGCCATCCCGTCACCACTGATCCGATCATGACGCCGGAAGAACTGGCAAACTACTTGTTAACAATATGACTGCGTATTACAACGAAAATAATGCATACGCCGCTAGCCGTTTGCGGTATTTGATAGCCAACAACTTGATCGCTCCGGGGGATGTTGATGAAAGAAGCATTCTGGAAGTCACGTCCAGCGATCTTGTCGGATACCAACAATGCCACTTTTTTGCCGGTATCGGAGGTTGGAGCCTGGCCTTTCGATATGCAGGCGTCCCCGATAGCGAACCTGTCTGGAGTGGTTCTTGTCCCTGCCAGCCCTTTTCCGCAGCCGGATTGCAAGCCGGTTTTGCTGACAAACGGCATTTATGGCCCGCATGGCACGGCATCATCCGCAAGTGCAGACCTGCAATTATTTTTGGAGAGCAGGTTACAAACGCAATTCGGCTTGAATGGCTTGACCAAGTTTTCGGTAACCTTGAAGAAGATCAGTACGCCTGTGGGGCGGCAGTTCTGCCAGCTAACACGGTCGGTGCAGACCATGAACGCAAAAGAATATATTGGGTTGCCTACGCCTTGCGCAAGAGACACGCAGGACTTGGGCCGATTTGGACCCTTCAAAGCGAGCATGGCCCGCCGCACCCGTTCGCTAACGACCCATTTGTTGGCGCTAGGAATGCCGTGGGGGGTGATTTCATCAGCTTGTTGCCTGGTAATGGGCTATCCCTTGCCATGGAACGTCAGGCGATACGCGCCTACGGTAACGCAATCGTTCCGCAAGCAGCCGCTGCTTTCATAAGAGCTACCTTGACAAAATAAAAACGGTACCGTAAACTTAACAAAATGAAACAACAGATTATCCTTCGACCACATCAGCAGAAGTGCATCGATATGTTGCGCTCGTATCCTGATAAGTATGCCGTGGCCGAAGTTGCTGTAGCTGGCGGCAAGTCGCTGGTGCTGGGGTGTCTCGCCGGTTTTAACAACACCGGGCGAACGTTGATCTTGGCGCACAACAAGGAACTGGTACACCAAAACGCGGAAGCTTGCCGCCAAGTCAACATTCAGCCCGGTATCTGTTCGGCTTCCATCGGCAAGAACGTGTTCAGCAAGGTCACGGTCGGAACCGTGCAAACCGTGGTCCGGCGCACCAAGTCGTTTCAGGATGTGAATTTAATCCTAGTGGATGAAGTGCATCGAACGCCGGTCAACAAAACCTCAAGCTATCGCAAAGTGTTCGAAGCCATCCCGCATGCCAAGGTGCGCGGCCTGACCGGCACGCCGTTCCGGGCGGACGGTACCGGCAGTTTGGAAAAAACCTTCGGTCCGATCATTTATCGCTACAGTTTTCTGGACGCACTGCGCGATGGCTATGTCAAGCCATTGATCCCGGCGCATTCCGAAATGGCAGCCGAAATAAATGTGGAAGGCGTTAAGACGATTGGTGAAGATTATGACCTTGACGAGCTTGCCTCACGCGCTATTGCACTGTCCCCGTTGCACTCCAAAGCTATTGTGCAAACAATGCAACGACAGGGTCGCAAATGCGTATTGGTATTTGCCTGCAACTGCGAACATGCCGACGTACTGGAAAAACAACTCGGCTCTATCGCGGCGTCCGTTCATAGTAAATCGCCAAAAGGCAAACGCGAAAAGATGGTGGCCGCTTTTAAGAACGGAACACTTAAAATTTTGATATCGGTTGCGATGTTCGATACCGGCTTCAACGCCGTCGATATCGATCTACTGGCGTTCTGCCGCGCAACAAAATCCCCGGTGTTCTTTGCGCAGGCATTGGGGCGCGGCGCGCGGTTGACACCGCATGCGGAAAACTGCGCCGTGCTGGACTTCGGCGGTAACGTCAGTCGCCATGGTGCGCTCGATCAAATTGCAGCGTCGCCCGGCGTTGAACTGCAATGCGACCCCTGCGGCAAACGCTGGGAAACATGGAAACATGGGCGAACGTGTCCCAAATGCAAAGCAGTCCACAAGAGCGCCACCAAATGCAAGGGTTGTCAGGACCGCTTTGACCAGTTCTACCACGGTGCAACCTGCCCTCATTGCGGCCTGATGCAGTCCAGCGTCAAGACGTGCAACGCATGCAGCAACATCTATGCGGTTTGGCTGCATCCGACGTGCCCTCATTGCGGTTACGACAATACCAACCTACAGAGCCCCGGCAAGGATTTGACTGAAAGCGGAGCGTTGGAAGAATTAATCAACACCACTGATATCATCAAGGCGCAGCCATGGCAGCGCGTTACCCGACCTCCGTTCAAAACATCCAGTTGGCAAATACCTACACAATATACCACAGCAAAATGGCCTTACGACACGTTACCGGAAAATATCCAAGCGGTGTACTTGACAAAAGCCGGTAACGGCCACATAACCATCAAAGGTTGGTACGATGCCAACGGCGCGGTTCATCAAATTTAGGAAGTGGTGCTATGAAAAACGAAAATCAAATCACAGCAGCGCAAATTGACAAAGTAGCCCGTGCCATTTGGAATGACCGCGTACAGCGCAATGCTACACTAGGCATTGATCTTGAGCCACGGGGCGACGGCGACATACCAGCTAGAAACGGCATTTTCAAAGAAGCAATAGCAGCGATAAAGGCGATGAAAGAAGTCTAAGGGATGGTCCCTGAACATAGGAGCTACAAAATGAAATTGTGTTTTGACAGTATCGAAGAAGTGAAAACGTTCGTTTCGCAATTGAAGGGCACGCGCGGCAAAAAGGACGAACCAGAAGAGACCG